GTGATGTAGAGGATCCTGATATTATGGTAGCACACCCTATGTGGGAGTGGCAAGAAACAGAAGAAGGCAAATGGATTATGGAGCATAGCAGACCCATACCAAGTTGGAATAGATATGTAGATCAAAACACATATGGATACACTTATTCTATCACCGCTTATCTGAAACCAAAAGATTATACATTCTGGAGTTTAAAATTTAAATGAATATATTAGTAACAGGAGGCTGTGGCCTCATAGGACACAACGTAGTTAAAAGATTACAGGATCAAGGGCATGTAGTATCAATAGTTGATAACAAGACTAACTACGGTATCATCCCGCAAGATGAGATTGAGTATTTGATGCGTGAACGTCAAAAGAAGATTGGTGATAAGAGTTTTGTTTATACCAAAGATATTTCTAGCGCAGAAGATATTGACAGAATTTTTAGTATTGAAGAACCGGAAATAGTTATTCATATGGCTAGTTTCCCTAGACAGAAAGTAGTCAATGCCAACCCTGCATGGGGAAGTCGTGTAATGAGTGAAGGATTGCTTAACTTACTAGAAGCTAGTACAAAGTATGATGTACGAAAGTTTGTATATATCAGTAGTTCAATGGTGTATGGTGACTTTACTGATGATGTAACCGAGGATGCAATTTGCAAACCACAAGGACAGTATGGTATTATGAAATTAGCTGGTGAATGGTTAGTCAAAGATTATTCACGCCATGACTACATGGCTCATACTATTATTCGCCCCAGTGCTGTATACGGTCCATTAGATGTTGAAGATAGAGTTATTGCAAAATTCATGCTTACCGCGATGCGTGGGGGAACATTAAAAGTCAATGGGGAGAACGAAACATTAGACTTTACCTACGTAGAAGATGCTGCTGATGGAATTGTTGCTGCTGCATTAAGTGATAATACAGATAACAAAACCTATAACATTACTAAGAGCCATAGTCGTACTTTGTTAGATGCGGCAAACTTAGCCGTGAAGTTAGCAGGTAAAGGTACTATTGAACTAAGAAGCAAAGATGCTGATTTCCCTAGCCGAGGTGCGCTGAACATTGATGCTGCACGGAGAGACTTTGGATTTGATCCTAAAATAGATGTAGAAGAAGGCTTTGAAAAATATTATGAGTGGCTATCAAATTCCTCATTTTGGTCTGGCAAGACAGTATAAGAATCTCAAAGAAGAATTGCTTGATGCATCTGACCGTGCATTAAGTACTGGACAACTTGTGGGTGGGATATATACTCGTTCGTTTGAAAGTTGGCTAGCAGTTAAGACAAAGACTACACATGCTATAACTGTACATAGCGGTAGTCAAGCACTAGAGATAATTGCTAGACACAAATTATTATTGCACGGAGAAAACAATAACGGCACACCTACAATCAAGCTACCTAACCTAACTTACCCCGCGACACTTAATGCATTCATGAATGCAGGATGGAAAGTAGAATTGATTGACACTGATAGACATGGGATTATTAATGTTAATACTGACACATATATTTGTTTAGTAGGATTATATGGTAGGAAACCGTGGGCCGGTAAAGTATATCCTGATAATTATTCTTGCATTGTAGATGGAGCACAACATTGGTTGTGTGCAGACGGTGATGTTGGTAGTGGTATGGCAATTAGTTTTGACCCTACAAAGAACTTACCAAGTTCAGGTAATGGTGGAGCCATAGTAACGAATAGTGAAGCATTATATAGATTCGCTATAAATTACAAAGATAACGGAAAGTCAACTGATTTTTCACATCCTGGAACTAATACTAAAATGAGTGAACAAGATTGCGCTCAATTGTTAGTCAGAACAAAATACATTGATGAATGGCAAGACCGTAGACACGAGATAGCTAACTATTGGATTGATTGCTTTAAAGATTTACCGTTACGTTGTTTGACTGATACAATAGGGCCGCATGCTCATCAAAAATTTGTAATGTACATGCCGGATAGAAATTCATTACACACGCATTTGATAACTGACGGAATAGAATCAAAAATTCATTATGAATATACATTGGGTGACTTGCCGATTAGTAAAAATTTAGTAAAACCTGACATGTTAAGTACCAGCGTAATGCTTAGTAGGGGTGTGTTGAGTTTACCATTGTATCCTGAATTAACAGACGAAGAAGTAGAACATGTAGCAGATAAAGTTATAGAATTCTACAGATAAATAAGTGTATGTGGATATTGTCAATACTACCCAATTGGGTCTTTCATCTAATGTTAACAGCGGGGGTTATAGGAACCGTTGTAGGATTTGTTCTGGGGATGATTCCTTTTGTAAAAACATACATCATACCTATTAGAATACTCAGTTTGTTACTACTATCAGCGGCATTGTATCTAGAGGGCGGTATAGCAGACAATCTTATTTGGCAAGCTAGAGTCAAAGAGGTAGAAGCTAAACTAGCAATAGCAGAAGCAAAAAGCCAAGAACAAAACGTAAAAATTGTAGAAAGAATAGTTAAAAAGACTAAGAAAATACAAGGGAAGAGTAGAACTATTATTGAATACGTAGATAGAGAAGTGGTGAAAAATCAAGATGTTATCAAATACGTTGAAATGTGCCCAGCAATTCCTGAACCAATACTTAAAGCGGTTAACGATGCTGCAAAGATGCGTAGTGAGGTGAAGAAATGAGATATATAGTAGTAGTTATTGCGTTATTGTTAACAGGGTGTAGCGTATTTGTCCCGGTCACTGCTAAATTTCCAAGTGTACCAGACACGTTGTTAGAAAGCTGCCCCAAAGAACTAAAAACAATTGATGGGGACAAAGTAAGTATAATTGACTTGACCAAGTCTGTTGTAGAAAATTACGAAACATATCACTTGTGTGCTGAAAAAACAGAATCTTGGATTGAATGGTATAACATTCAAAAGAAGATTTTTGAAGAAGTCAACTAATCCTAAATAGTGATAAATACACTATAGTTTAGGATTTAGACATGACCCAAGAAATAATCAATATAGGCGCGCAACCCAATGATGGGGAAGGTGATCCGTTACGCACAGCCTTTGCAAAGATTAACAATAACTTCACACAGTTATTCAGTACTGGATTTTTTACATCAAACGCATATTCTACTGGAACTACAGCAGGCCAGGTTATATTTGAAGCCCCAGTGGAAACATTTACACAAGGTATATTTCAGATTAATTCTAATGATACCGTGACCACTGACACTGAAAACATAATGTTAAATGTATCAGTAATAAATGATGGTTCGGGATTAAAATGGAATGGTCACAATACGCTATTCAATGGTAATGCTCTTACTGGATATGAAATGGACATAGCTAATTCTAATGTAAGAATACTAGTTAATCCGTTAGTAGACACTACAATCTTTCACTTTATATCAGCACAGATTACTTGGACAGGAGTTCCTATTCTCGGATTGAACTTGATTACAGATAGTGTGGTTGATCCTCTAATATTAGATACAGAAAACAATTTCAATATACAGACTGAAAATCAAGTCACAGTATGAGAGCAAAAGAATTTGTAACTGAGGGTAGGACAGGAACAATCACCCGTGATGTTGGATTAGCATTACCGGGTGTGTTTAAGATTCCTGCACTTAAGAACCAAGACCCTTATTTACAATATCGTTTTGGTGTAGCGATTGCAGGTGCTAAAGGTGCGGCTCAACGTGCTAAAGATGGTGTCCCGGCTTTTGATGGTAAAGAGTCGGTATTCGGTGAAAATGAAATTATTGTAAGTTACGATCCTAAGGCAGAAGTATGGATTAAAGATGCATTAGCAGTGATGGGTATGCCACCAAGTGATGCAGTACGCATTGGTACACAAGCTAGCGAAGAAGCACCAGACGTAGATAAAGTTAGCCCAATTAAAGGCTTTAAGGGATATCCAAAATGAGAGCCAGTGATTTTTTAACTGAGGGCGAAGGCAAGATGCATGACCATCATAGCCAAGCTACACAGGGCGTTTACAAGAGTCGTGACATAGGTGGATATGATCGCATATATCATTTGAATCGTTTAATGATGGCTATGAGTATGGCTGACGGTAAAAGTCAAGATGCAGTAGATATGGATAACGCAAGTTTTGCTGAAAAGTACAACACAGTGCATCCATACACCGAAGAAGAATATAATATGTTCATTGCAGCTACAAAGACTATACCAACTGATAAAAAAGAAGTTGTTCCTTATTCAAAATCTAAGGAACCCGAAGATACCAACACAAAGAGTTTAGCTAAGCCATTTAAAGGTTACAAAAGAAAATAAATTAGTGTAGTGAATCATGCTTAAATAATAGCATGATTGATATTAACAACACCCTAGACTTAATTAAACTAAAGTTTTATAACGACTACCTCTATCAATGTCACATATATGATGAGGGTGATAGTCAAATGCACAAAACATTAACTACACAAGTAACAAAACAATACATTGATCCATTAAATCTACCCAAAGATAGTAAAATCTTAGATTTGGGTTGCGGTGCCGGATATTTTTTGGATGAAATGAAAGCACGTGGTTATACTGATTTGGTAGGAGTAACACTAAGTCCCGGGGATATTAAAATTTGCGAAGATAATGGGCATACAATTGCAAAGTATGACTTAAGTTTCTTACCACAAAAAGATGGATACTATGATGAAAGTGTTGACTTTATTTTCATACGTCATGCATTAGAACACAGTCCATATCCTATCTTTAGTCTAATGGAATACAATCGTGTATTAAAACAAGGATCAAAAATCTACATTGAAGTCCCTGCTCCCGATTGTGAGAGACAGCACGAAAATAACTTAAATCACTATAGTATTTTAGGACATAATCAGCTGGCTGCACTGATAACACGCACAGGATTCAACATTAATAAATTTGAAAATTTAGAGTTTGACATTGAGTACCCCAATTCAACTGATCCTGAAGGTCCAAAGAAAATAGCAAAAGAGAAGTTCTTCTGTATTGTTGCTACTAAACAGCGACCATTAGATATCAAGTAAAACAATAAATACTCACTACAAGTGAGTATTTTTTTATGTTCGATCCATTCAAGCAAGCTAAACTTCAAAACGGTTATGCCAAACTCAAGGACATTGTAGTCCCTGAGAAAGACATGACACTAGATGAATTGAAAAGATTAAGTGGTTCTGGACAAGTTACCGGGGAATACTCTTACACACCATTACATGAATTAGCACAAAAGAAGCAACAATATATGCGTGAGAATAATATCAAGCCGGGCGATAAAGAATGGTTTAAAGTTATGTTCGCTAAAACACATCTTACGGGTGAGGATCCATTTTCTAAGAGTTAACATATTTCGTAATAAATACATTTATGGCAGCAAACAACTCGGCACCGTCTTTAGTTAAAAATCCATACACAAAGACTAAATTTAAGAACAACAAAGAATTGCAGGACTTTATAAAGTGCTGTGATCCTGTTACAGGTTATCTATACTTCATGGATAACTTCTTTATGATACAGCACCCTACAAAGGGTAGTATGATATATCATCCATATGGGTATCAAAAACGATTAATCAACACATATCATAACTATCGTTTTAGCATAAGTTTAATGCCACGACAGTCAGGCAAGTCAACAAGTGCTGCTGGTTACCTGTTGTGGTATGCTATGTTTGTACCAGACAGTACGATTCTTATTGCAGCACACAAGTACACTGGTGCACAAGAGATTATGCAGCGTGTTCGTTATGCTTATGAAAACTGCCCAGACTATATCAAAGCAGGTGTAACAACTTACAACAAAGGCTCACTAGACTTTGAAAATGGCAGTCGTATTGTAAGTGCAACTACTACTGAAAACACAGGTCGTGGTATGAGTATTACATTACTATACCTAGACGAGTTTGCATTCGTTAGACCAAGTATTGCTAAAGAATTCTGGACTGCTATTACTCCTACATTGTCAACTGGTGGTAAAGCCATTATCACTAGCACTCCTAATAGTGATGAGGATCAGTTTGCCTTCATTTGGAAGGGTGCTAATAAAACTGAAGATGAGTTTGGCAACACAACTGATTTAGGTATCAATGGCTTTAGAGCATATAGAGCATACTGGGACGAACAGCCAGGCAGAGATCAAAAGTGGGCTGATGAAATGAAAGCACAGCTTGGTGAGGATCGTTTCAACCGAGAAATTGGTTGCGAGTTCATTATTGCAGATGAAACACTTATCAATCCAAACACATTGATAGCACTAGAGGGAATAGAACCTATAACTAGAATGGGGCAAGTGCGTTGGTATCAAAAGCCATCAAAGGGTAATATCTATACAGTAGCACTAGACCCAAGTCTAGGTACAGGTAGCGACCCAGCAGCAATTCAAATCTTTGAAGCAAATACTGCTACCCAAGTTGGTGAATGGAAACATAATAAAACAGATATTCCCACACAGATTAAATTGATGGCACAGATTAACAAATACATAGCTGAATGTACAGGTGAACCAAACAATATCTATTATAGTGTAGAAAATAATAGTATCGGAGAAGCATCACTAGTATCACTAAATGAATATGGGGAAAGTAATATCCCTGGAATATTTATCAGCGAACCGGGTAAAAAGCGTAAGGGGTTTAATACCACAAACAAAAGCAAGTTAACCGCTTGTGCTAAGTTTAAGACATTGCTTGAAAGTAAGAAACTAACCATAAATAGTCGCAGTCTTATCAGCGAATTAAAAGCATTTGTAGCCCACGGTGGCAGTTATGCTGCTAAGATTGGGGATACCGATGATTTGGTTATGGCCAGCTTATTAAGTATTAGAATGATACAAGAACTAGGGGCCTATCACTTTGAATTAGACAACTATGTGCGTGATCATGAAGAAATGGTTGCTCCCCTACCATTCTTTGCGGTAATAAGTTAATATTAAGATAAATACTTTATGGCAATAACTCAAGAAACCCTTAACAAAAAACTCTATAGGATCTTATCCAAGTATAAGCCAAAACCATTGGATTCTAATGGTAAGGTTACTCCTATGGAGGATGAAGCAGACGTTTTTAAATTTACATTCACACAAGACGGCACCGACTATGGCAATGTTTTTGCTACAGTAGATGACCAACGAAACTTGATCTTATATTACGGAGATGATGTAGGAGAAAGTTCACAGTGGTTAGATTTTGTTGAAGAATTAAAAACTTGGAAAAATCTAAATGGTTTCAAAGGTTGGCAAGCAAAAGATACAGACCAATTACAGGGCGACATGGCTCGGAGAACACATATGAAAAAGAAAGACAGCTTAGGCGAAGGTTACTACCCAATGGGTAAAAAAGCAAGTTACAGCGATAGTATTCCTAGCGTAAAAATCGTTATTGAACACAGTCGTGCAATTGAAGAAGGTGAACAACGCTATCGTAACATCAATAGAATTTTCCTAGAGAATCAATTAGGTGAAAGATATTTACTTGATACCAAGAAGCCCGGTATTGCTCGTGTATATGCTAGACATATTGCTGAAGGTGGCAAAGTTAATGATGACCGTTGGAGCCACATTGGTAGTCTTTGCGAAGAATATACTAAGATGGCTGGATTCGTTCGTGCTACACGTAATGGTCAGTTCAATGAATCAGCACAACAACTAGTTAATGAGGGTCTAGAACACTATCAAAGTTTACGTGAATCATTAAGCCGCATGACTGGTAAGCGTGGATACAACGCATACTTTGAAAGCTGGACGCCTGCATTGATGGAAGATGGAACTGAAGAAAATAATCTAAATGAATTGTTTGTTCAAGAAACACTAGACCCACGCATTGAAAGTGTAATGCCAATACTGAATAGAATACACAAGAAAGTTTCTGAATCAACTGTTGATAAAGAGATGAACAAGTTAGCTGAGTGGGCAGATAGTTTAACTGAAGAAGAAAGTATTAAATCTAATAATCCAGTTGGTATTCCTGAAGGATTTGATCCAGAACAAAAACAACGTCTTGATGATTTAATAAGTAAATATAGAGATGCTACTGATCCATCTGGATATGATGATACTCTGGATTCAGATGATATTATTGATCAGATTAGACAAGAATTTGGTGATAAAATTGCTGATACGTTAGAACAAGGTCACAATTCAAATTTCCCAAGAGACAATCACATTCACGGACATGATCCATTACGACATGATAGTTCTCCTAGGGTAACAAAATCAGGCATGGCTAATCGCCAAGATGTTTCTACTCTTAAAAGTAGATTACAACAACGTGCCGGTCGTCATGCTGAACCAACTTTACCTGAAGAGGAAGAAGTTGACGAAAGCGCATTACAAGCATATTTGGGTGACAAGAAGTATGGCAAAAAAGGTATGGATGCATTACGCAAAGCAGGTCGTAAACATGTTGGTAAAGAAAAAATGCAAAAAATTCGTGCTCAATTTAGTAAGAAAGAAGAAGTAGAAGAAGACCAACTTGATGATGCACAAGATAAGATTCGTCATCTAATGCAAAAATATCATTGGTCTCGCCAAGAGGCAATAGAACATCTATACTCAGATGAAACTGACGATAGTGATTTAGAAGGTTCACGCTTTGAAAAGGCTACCGTTAAAGAAACAGACATGGCACAAGCTGATAGTTCATTATACAGAAACAACAGAGAACAACCCAATGACAAGATGGATCACTTTAAAGCCCTAGATAAAGCTGCAAAGATGATGGGATATGCTCATTTTATGGATGTACCTGATGATAAAGTTGAAAGACATAAGGTAATAGTCAGAAAATTGAGAGCCGGAGAAGAAGTAGATGAAGGTGATGTTGGTGCAGCAATTGGAAAAGCAGTTGGTACTGTTGCCGGAGCAGAATTTGGACCAGTTGGTTCAATGGCCGGCGGCGCAATTGGTAGTAGTATTGGCGACCAAATTACTGGTGAATCTACTGATGAAGAAGGCAACGATGACCACGAAATTGTTAGTCCTGGAATGAAAACTCAATACGGAACCATAGTCTCTGTAGACGGAAACGATGTCACAGTCAGAACATCAACCGATGAATTTACTACTATGGATATTCGTGATATTAAGCAAGCCTGGACAGAAGATTTAGATGCCAATCAAAAACGTGCAGGTCAATTAGGTCCAACAGAAAAAGTTAAAAACAATAATATAGGTAAACTAGTTGGCGCTAATGAAAACTTTATCAACACTGTTGACCAAGCAGTTGTATCTGAAGAAGATGAAATGGCTGAAAGTATTCTTAGTGCAATTAAAAAAGCCGGTAAGAAAGCACTTGACGTTGTTGCACCCGGTGATGACGAATTGCTAAATCGTTTGGATAAAGATGTACACGGTGGTAAGGTTCCAAACAGATATAATTCTGATTCAGAGTCAGATGAAAAACATCCAGCTGATGACGAATTAGACCGTATCTTACAGATTATGAAGCACAGAAGATAAGGGTAAATTACTTATCAAAAACCTCACTTAAAAGGTGAGGTTTGCCATATAAGGGATAAATACACTTGACATGAGAAGAAAGTACTGCTATACTTACTCATCGTGTTAGTTACTTCATGGTGAAGTAGCGAATATAAAAAACGAGACCATCTCAATTTATAAGGAAATATTATTATGGCTTCACTTCAAGAAATCCGCGCACGTATCTCAGCGCAAGAAAACAAATCAAGCAACAAGGGTTCTAACACCCAATCAGACAACTCAGTTTACCCCCACTGGAATATGGACGAAGGCTCAACAGCTTCTATTCGTTTCTTACCCGATGGCGACAGTAAAAATGAATTCTTCTGGGTTGAAAAACAAATTATCAAACTTCCATTCAATGGAGTTAAAGGTCAACCTGATATGAAGAAGGTTGATGTACAAGTTCCATGTATGGAAATGTATGGTGACAGTTGCCCAATCTTGGCAGAAGTTCGTCCTTGGTACAAGGATGAGACATTGAAAGAAATGGCTAACAAATATTGGAAGAAGCGTAGTTACTTGTTTCAAGGCTTTGTTCGTCAGAACCCAATCGGTGCAGACACTACACCAGCAAATCCTA